ATCCCATTTCTCCGGTCAGGCACCCGACGCATACATTTCGCTGCTGAAACAGCGACTGAGCCAATAGAACAAAAAGGGAACAATGTCAACCTCTAGTCGCGCTTGCCGGCGCTAAGTCACCCCAACTCCCTGTCCATGATGCGGCCATCAATTCAGCTCCTTGTCCATGATGACGTGCTTTTCCTCAAAGCCGTCGAGCACATGCAGCCAGCCCTTGCGGCCGTAGATGCGGACGCGCCTGCAGCCTTCGCGCTTCGCGTAGCTTTCGATCTGGTCGATCAGCGGAAGCCAGCGCTTCATGTCGCTGCCGCCGCACACCGTGATGATGCAGACCTTGCCGATTTCGGAATTGATCAGGATCGTCGCGGCCGCGGATTCGACTGTTCGTCCGTTCCACGCGATCCACAGAAGACTGCGGCCGGCAAGAATGTCGGCTTCGATGTCCGCAAAGGCGTTCAGTTTGGTCCGGTAACAAGCCGCTTTCAGCAAGGGGCTGACATGCGGCCAGATCTCGTGAACCAGTTTGGGGTCGACGCAAACAAGCTCAGCCGACGATGGCATAAAGAAACGTTCTGCCGGTGGTGGCGGAATTCGCGTGGGTGATGGTAAACGACCCGTTTGCCACGGCGCTCACATACATCGTGCCGCTGCCGACTTCAGCTGCCGCGCTTGCTGTCGTGGCGACCAGGATCGGGACAGACCTCGCCGCAATGATCGTTGGGGCCACAGGATTTACATTCACGTCAACAACCGTAGTGGCCGAGCCTGTTGCCAGTGTTATGCTCCCGGTAGCATTCGAACGCCCCGCGGCGAGCTGCTGGATTGCCAGGACGATCTTCTTTGGATCGGTCTCATTAACTCCCGGGACGAAGGTATATTGAGCTGTCATAGCGTCCCGCTCGTCGTGATATCGGGAACAACGCCAGCACAGAACGTCCAGCTAGTCCCGGATGGAATGCGCACCTTGAAGCGGGAATACCGGGTATCGCGCATCATGTCGCAGCGGCCCGTCCTCGAATTAACCAGCACTTCGGTCCCGGCTATCGCGGTTGCCGACGGCGTATCCCGATATGAAACGGACCCATAGAGCGTTGCGGCATCCGTCACCGGCCGGAAACCCCGTACCATGATCCGGTTTTCATCCGTGCCCTGCTCTGCGCTCTCTATCGTCGCTTCGAGATTTGCTCCTCGGAAGAATCCGAGCACATTCGAGCTATTGAACTGTGCGATTTCCGGTTGAACCGCGGTCGCGAACGCATCCAGCGAGAGCGTCATCGCATCGATCGAGGGAAACCGCGCGTCAAGACTTTCCAGCGTCACCCCCGTCTGCGACATCCCGAGCAGATATTCGCCGGTCATCGACAACGGAAAGAAGCGATCCAGCAGGAAATCATAGCCCAGAACCTTGTCGTATAATCCCGTTGCGACGCCGGCATTTACCGAGCGATACGCCCAATAAACGCGAGTTGACCTTGGATCAGCCGCGCCGACGAACAATTGCAGATTGCCCTTGTCGAGGTCGTTCGCAAAAGTCCGATCGACCTTCTCCCGTCCGATCTGTTCAGGAACCCCGCCCGGTTCGATCTTGTGAAAGCCCTGTCCGGCATAGAAGAAAATCTTCTCTCCGGCCCGGATGATCGAATACGGGGCATACAATCCCTTGTCCTGCGTGATGCGGTCGATCTGGAAGATGATCGGAGAGCCCGGCACGTAAGACATTCTCCGGATCGCCTGATCCTGAAAGATGATCCCGGCCTCGCCGCCGGCCACGCCGCGCACGAGGCCACCATCAGGGAAATCCTGGAAATCGCTCGAGTTGACCCCGCTGATCCATGTCGTGGTGGCATTCAAGCCGGACCATTGAATGCGGTAAGGGGACGAGTTGAGACCGGACAGAACCAGGAACCGCCCGACCACGCTGACATAAGCCGCCTGAGGCGGAGAGCCTGCGCAATTTGCAAACGCTGACGACGACGACAGGTCGAACATCTGCAAAACCGCGTTCGCCTGTGTCGCAAAGACGAGATTGCCGAATTGAGCAAATTGCCACTGCGTCGTGGCGGTCAATGCGCTGTAGGTTCCCGCGCCCAGCGAAACATCGGTCCATGTGAAATCGGTATTGTTGAGCTGATAGAGTTTCGTTGAAGTGCCGGCGAATGTGACGACCGAGCCATCGAATTTCAGCGCATAAAATGCTCCCCGGCAGGCGGCGGGAAGCGTTCCGGAAAACGGAGAGAAGTCCTGAATGGGTCCGTAGCCGTCCCCTCGCGGGTAGACATTCAGCACGTTCCTGGTCGCCTGGCCTTCGTAGTCGCTGACATCCGGTTTGTAGTCGCCAGTGGCTAGGAGCGGCATCGGGATAGCACCATTTTTGAATTGCTCGCGTGGGGGTTGCGGTGGTAGGACTCGCGCGCGATGGAGTGACGCCTTTTACAGGAACAATTGAACGATGCCTGTTGATCGCGTTCTACGCCTGGATAGCGATCGGAGCCGTTTTGTGGATCGCGACGCGCTATTATCAAGGTCGAATGCGCACGCTCTTCCCGGTGCGTCGCTATTTGGGTTGGCACCCGAATTTATTTGATATGGAATTTTGAAAACGATCCCCGCGGATGGTCGAAGATTTGTACGCGCCGGCCGACTGAATGATTAAGACGTCACGCCCTTGATCACGACGAAATTGAATACCGGCTGCTCGGCCGTGGTGCCGCCGGTCGTAAAGAACGTGATCTTGAAGCTGCCAGCACCAACCGCCGTGACGAATATCTGGTAAAGATCGGCACCGGATTTCTGGCAGACCTTGATAACATCGGTCGCGGCAACCGTGCTATTAGTCACCGTGAACGATGCGGGCGTGGCACTTCCTGCAGCGCTGACAAGCGTAATCGCCCCAGTGACATTGTTGAGGGTGACGCCCGTGGTCCGGTTGGTGGCCTGTGTCACTGCACCCCCGGCACCTGGCGCGTAGCCGATGCCGTATAAAGCCCCCTTTGATTTGATAGATGCCGTGGCGGAAATTGCGCCCGCACCGGGATCGACGGTATCGCCCACCATTACGCCTGCCCCGATTGACGCACCGATTGCGAGCGCGGCCGTGCCTTGAGCTGTCGCGTAGAGGTCAAGCCTGGCGCCGGTCGTGGTGGACGTACAATTGTCCGTCGCGATCATGATAATCCCGGCGTTTGGCGTATAAGCCGCGCCGGCAGTCGTGTTCAGAGCATAGGCAAAAGCTCCACCGATATTGTCGCCGGATTGCGTCGCGGTCGGAGATGCCGCGGTCCCTCGCGCCTGCGCGTAACGCACGGCCGGAAACTTTCCAGACCCGAATGCCTGTAAAATAAAATCGGTGCTATTACCATCCGCCGCTGCGAATTGCGCAATCGGGTTGAATAATGAGACATTGGGCAAGGTGCCGGCATTACGCGTGACGGTCAGCGTGGGCCCGGCTCCTGAGCCTGTCGCTGCTGTCGTGTCTGTGCCTATCACCCATTGCGGAACGGCAGCGGTGTTGATCGAACCGGCAAACGTAGTGGTGTTGACCCTGAAGCGCATCCCGCTAACAGACGAGAGCATGCAGGTGGCATCATAGGCCGTGCCGCCTTGCTGGACCGCGCTCCGATTGCCGATGGACCAAACCGTTGTCCCGGCATTTATTCCGGAAAGAAAAGAACCGCCGTCGTTACCGGACCCAGCGCCGTTAATCGCCACGGCACCATGCGTGCCAGCCGCAGGGCTAGAAGCAAAAAACCGCGCGGCATAATTGGATGCATTGAGTTGGAGCGAAGCGTCGTAAGCCGTGCCACCCTGTTGAACAGCGCTCAGATTGCCGATGGCCCAAGTGGTGACGCCAGCGTTTATGCCGGAGATGAATGAGCCCGCATCGTTGCCTGCCCTCGCTCCGTTAATGGCAACCGCGCCATGTGTTCCCGATGCCGGGTTGGCCGTGAAAAACCGGGCTACGTAGCTAGGCGATGTAATCTGCAACGAATTGTCGTACGGAGTGGCTCCTCCAAGAATCCCGCTTAGATTGCCGACCGCCCAACTTGTAGCGCCGCCGTTTATGCCGGAAACAAAACTTCCTGCGCCATTTCCAGCACCTGCGCCGACTGCTGCCAGGGCATTCACCGTGCCTGACGGCGGGGAAGGCGAACCAACGAATAGCGTTCTGTCAAACGTCCATATATCGCTTGGAATATCATAATTCGCGCCGGGAAGATTTGGACGGCCGCCGGACAGGATCGCGCTTGCGCCCATCGCTCCGGCGGAGAAATAGCCCTGCGCCGTCATGTGGTCGTCAGGGATTGTTCGCCAAAATGTCGAGCCCACAAGCGACGGCGTATAGATGAGCCTGCGGAAATCAGGATCGGCATTAACGACGCTCTGGATCGCATTGTTGATCGTGCCAAAGCCGCCGGAACCTGCCTGCGTATCGGAGCAGAGCGCATAAGCCAGAATCGGCGTTTCCCGAGGAAACCAGGAATTGGTCTGAAGCCGGGTTAGCAGCGTCGAGAAATCGCCCGCGTAGGTCGAACTGCCGACATCGCTTTCGCCCTGCCACCAACAGAATTGATCGATTTTGGTAACACCGATAGCAGAAAGGGCCGCAGTGACGTTGGAGCCGATCGTCGCGTAAACGTCCGGCGCGGGCGTACCGGAAAGCCAGTGCGAAATAGCCGTCCCGGATTGAAAGACGCCGATGACATAAACCGGGCGTGTAAGATTTGCGTCCGCAATGTCGGACGCGATCTTGGCGGGCAGTTGAATGTTCGATTGATCGAGCGGGGCGAATGCCGTTCCAACGGCGCCTTCGCGTCCGCCGTTCCAGAACTTCGCATTGGGATTGGGAGACCAGGAATACGGCGAAATGGCTTCGGGGTTGGATTGCCCTGAAAACAGGATGACAAACGGCTTGCCGGTCGCCGCCAACCGCGCGGCAGGTATCGTGCCGCTTGAGAGATTGGATGCATTGGTAGTGTCTACGTTCGGGACATTCTCCAGGCCGGTAATAACATGCGCTGCATCCCATGCAGGGCCGTCAACCAGTGCAGTCGGGTCTGCCGCCGCCCCGGTCGTTACGGAATGATGGATGACAGGATTTGCCATTAGGGTGCCCCCTTGATTGTCCAGATGTTAGGCAGGTTGCCCGTGGCGAACAGGCCGCGAGAATAAATCCTGGGACTAAACAGCCGCGGCCTGTGTATCCTCAGTATCCACGTCGTCATTGCACCTGCCCCGAAATCCGCATTGCCATCGGACCCGCGTTGAACGTCGAGGTCAGTCCGAGATTGCTCAAGCCATCCAATGCGGTTGAAAGGCCCATGCCCCATGTTTGGATTCTCGAATCCTCCTTGATGTACGGGGCGGATTCGAGAAGGGCGCCGTAGAGATAAAGATCAGGCGCCAATTGCAGCAGCCAGTTAGGATCATTCGTCGCCAAGGCGGGAACGTTCTGGCGATATACCATCTCGATTGTGTAGTTTCGATCCGGCGTAGGCGCTAATTCCATTTCCGAGCCGAAGATGGTGAAATACCTGGGCTGTCCGGCGACGTTGGCGATGCTCGAACGATACTCCTCCAGTTGAACGCCGGATTTGAACTCAAGCGATGGCTTGCAGCTCACGCTCGACAATCTCACCCTGCGCATCGACTGAAAATCGGCCGGCAATGAGATGAACTCGGGCTCGGTGGTGATCGTGTCCACCGTCGTGGTCGATCGCGCTTCCATCTGACGAACGAATAGCGAGCGATTGAACTTCGCCTCCGCGAGCTGGATGAAAGTCGGAATCCGCGCGATCAGCGTAGCGTCCTGGTCCCTCGCCAGATACTCGGTCACCGCCGATTGCAGCGATGCATAGTCCACGATTTGCGTCACGATACCCCCGCTGTCCAGCCGGCCTGCAGTTTCGGCCGGTCTGTTCGCAGATAGGCCCATTCGGGATCGTCGAGCTTCTTCTGCACGATCAGATCGAATTCGGCCGTGAATATTCGCAAGGAGGTGTTGCCCCTGGCGTGCTGCTCATCGAGCCATTTGACATAGATGACATTGGGGATGCGCGCGACGTGGCGTCCCCATTCGCCGCGCTGCTCGACACCGCGCGCTTGCTTGTTCCATTGCAGGATCGGCTCGACATCCTGCATGCGCTCGACCGCAAGGCCTTTGCCATTGCTGTCGAGATGGGGCCGGATCAGGACGCCGTCCATTACGACATCTCCGTGACCCAGAGCGTTCCTGCCGTCGCCGTCACCAGCCCGTTGGTGGCGGCCTTGATGGCGGAGATGCGCTGGCCCGGACTGACGATGACGTAGTCGATCGTATTCGCCGGCAGAAACGTATCGGCGGTCGTGGCCGTCTGTGCGCCGTCGCCGATCCGGTAGC